AGATCGAAGTTGTAGCTCGTGCGCCACGTACCCGTAAGCTCCAGCCCCATGTAGCGGGCGTACACCAGTTGCTTGATCTCCTCGCCAATCGTGTTGGCACAGCTGCCCCAGAATTCCTTCTCGAAATCTGCCACCGCTGTGCCGCTGGTGTTTTGTTCTGCTGGCATTATTGCGCCTCCTGTTTGATGGCTCTTTCGATAAAGGTACAGTCCGTATGGTTAAAGTTCTCAATGTTGTAACAGTTGATAAACGTGCAGCCCACGTACTCAACCGCCTGGCAGTTGGGGTGAAAGTCGCAGGCTTCGAAGATCACGTTGTAAACCTTACCGTCACGGCTCTTAGGCAGCGGGACTCCCGCGCGGAGGCTGTGGGGATAGTATGTTGAGCGGACAGCGTTGGCGTCATCCGGCTGTGGATCGCGAAAGTAGTGGTTGATCATGCGCATCATAATCTTCACATTAGCGATGCCTCGGCAAGGCGCATCTGTTCCTCGATGGGCATCGAGTCGAACAGCGCTACCATGGCGCGGGCGGTTGGCAGGTATTCCCAGATGCCCTTCATGATCGCAACCATCACGTTACCGGGAGGGTCTGGCGTGCCCGTTGTACAGGCGTCGATGTAGGGCTTACCTGCGTGGCGTGCTGCAACGATAATGGCTTTGTCTAATGGTGTCTCTAGTGGCCACTCCCAGACAGGTGCTACATGGCCGGGTGACGCAACGGGCGCTAAACCAGCCAGGCCCATGACTCTACAATCGTAGGCACGGCAGACCAATGGCCGATGGGCATGGACACTGCAGCCGCCGTTCGCGCCTAGATGAACGCATGCGCCATCCGGGCGGTGCTTCAAGAAGTAGCCCGCCTCATCGCACTCCATATCGAGAAACAACAAGTCCTCGGGCTTCTCGTCTTCGAGTTTGACATCGGTACGGGAATACCAGCAGCACGCGGTACACGTGCCGCAGGGTACATTGGCAGGGGCTTTCCGGTCAGCTACCGGGCCAAGCGTTGCCAGCAGCTGGGATGGCGTGATATCGGCCCGCCGTACTTCGAGCGTGCCGCCTGTCGCAAGATCGTAGGCAAATTCTTCTGGCATACTATTCACTATACGGTATTCAGTTGCCGAAGTGCCAGGGGCTTCTGCGCTCCAGGCTAATGTCTTCGTTCTGTTCACCCGTTCGCGTGAGTATCGGGATGTCGATGGTCATCGGCTTGGAGCGCTTCCACGTCTGGTCGATGTGCGTGATCATGTAGCGGTCTCTGTCTTTGCCGTGATCGTATTTCTTGACAGGCTCTTCACCCTTCTTCTTATTGGCGCTCGTGTCCCACACGTAGACTTCGTATTCGGATTCGGAAGATGTTGGCTCGTGGCGCTGCTGAAGCTCCGGGTCAAGGTCGATTACGGAGTTCTCCAGGTAGAACAAGCGTGGCTTGCCATCGCCCGCGTACTTGAGGCGTTCGTGCATGGCCTGGATTCCCGCGCTGACAGCCTTCCAGGCCCCTTTGGTGCGGTAGCCTGTCTCACGTTCGAACGTGGCGCGGTCTTCCGCATCGTGGTCACAAACGATCACCTGTGGTTTAGGCTCGTCCTTCGTGACTTCCATAATCCGTTTGCAATGTTCACTCACGGTCTTCTTGGTATGGTAGATTTCCTTGTACAGGTACAGTCTACCATCGGGATCTTCCGCGTATGCGGCCCATGCGAATGGATTCGTGTAGCCGAAGTCTACCGCCCAGTAGCGCGGCCAGGACTTGGGGACCTGATCTTTGTCTAATGTCGCCGTAACGAATCTTGGGATGACATGGACGGCCCGGTCCCAAACGTCCTCGTACACCATACCCTCGGCAGCTACCCACAGGCCCAGGCGTAAGCGCTTGTACAGCACGCCCGTGTAGCCATCGAGGATGCTGATGTACTGCTTGCCACGCTCTGTCCATTCGTGTTTCTCGTCGTCCCATAATTCGGGATTGTCTTCATGGCGGGTTTCGAATAATTTCAAAGCCCCTGTCGCAGCGCGGGCGCGAATCCAGTGGCCCGGAGGTCCGGGGTTACAGTCCCCGATTATCTGCTGGTACGGTAATTTCCAATTACGTAATCCACGCAGCGTACTCTGCCAGTCGTCTTCTGTTAATTCTTCCGCCTGCTGCATGAACACGATATCCCAATCGGACGAATACAGCTTGGCCGGATCGTCTAGGCCTGCGACAGCGATGATGCTCCCGTTGGGATAGCGGTATTCCTGGTCGCCCGTATGGAAGGGGATGTAGTTCTTTCTTGGCAGGACGCGCTCTTCAAACGTTGTCATGCCTGTCTGCGTCAGGCTCTTGCGCGTCTTGCGCACCATACAGCAGCGCGCACCTACGTACTTCTCGCAGACAGCGTTCAACTTTTCGAGACATCCTCTACTCTTGCCAGTCCCTGCCGGGCCGGACAATATGTACTCACGGTCTTTGTAGGAGAACTGCGTGAGGATTGCGCCGCGCGGCTTGAAGTCGATGAACTTGCTATTCGCCGCAGCGGCTTTCTCGCGCAGATAGTCTTTGGGCGGAATCCAGTTCTTGGATTTCGTCTTGACGAGGGGTTTGGCGGGACGGCCCATTATTTAATCAACACGCTTCCAGGTCCAGCCCAACAGCAGCCAGGTCCAGAATCTTCGCCAGCGGTTGGGCGGCTGCGAGGGAAGCTGCCAGTGGCCAGGATTAGACCAGGGCGAGACAGCGCCCACCATCGTTATCGATGGGCCAAGCGTCAGCTTGTCGAAGGTAACGGAGTTTACGCTGAGATTCTCGCCGGATACCGGAATCGGTTCGTTAGGGGGGTTCATAGGCCAAAACCGTGTGCATAGGATGCAGTAGGCTGCATCGCCAGGGGGTTCCTAGGGGTAAGGGGGCCGGAAAGTAGCGGCGGCGCAGCCTGCGGGCTATTCACCGGGTTTCCCAACGACTTCCCAGTCTAGGGCAAGCAAGTCGGTCTGGGAACAAAGCCAGGGCACGAGCTTGTCGTCCGCTGTCTTCATGTAGACGTAGGGCAAGCTCATTTTAGAATGGGCGTCCGGGACCTGAAGTGCCAGCCACATATTCTTGCCGTTCCATCCGGCGCGGCAGACTCTTGCGCCGTTATGCATCTGTTTGACGGCCCAGCCGATTCCCTTAGTTTCGGTACTGGGTGGCTCGGGTACAATCGCCGGGCCAGGATCTTTCAGTTGCGTTCTCTCGGACGCGGAATCTTTCTGAGGTGTTATGCTATGATCTTTTGACATTTGCTCTACTACCTTTCCGTCCCTACCGACTGCGTAGACTTTCACAGATCTTCTTCCCGGATACCGATGATGCGTTTGATCAACTGCTGGTCGCCTTCCCCGAACATGTCATCCTTCCATCTTGCTCTGGTACGCAAAACGAACTGGACCATGACGGGATTGCCTTTGAGCGCCATCGTGTAGGCTTTACTCGCAACGTTAGACAGCATGTGGGCCTGGTAGAAGTTCAGGGTATCGTGATAATGCCTTTCCAAAGTCTCGGGCGAGATTCCTAAAGCGCCAGCGATCAATGGCCGGGTACTCCCAAGCAAAACCATCTTGCGGACAGTGTCCTTCGTCGCGGGCGTGACCTTATGGTGGACGTAGCCCGGTACGGTTGGGGGAATGCCTGTACGATGGCCTGTCTTACCGATGGCGCCCTTGCCATTTACTGGTAAATTGCCATTTTTCATAAGTATCCTGTACCTTTGTAACGCAAAGCTTTACGGATGTTAGGAAATACTGCAATTACGGACGCCTCCAGCTTTTCGGTGCGGGATGCGCCCTCAGCATCCTATTCCACATCGCTAGCAGTTCCTTATTGCGGGCCTTCAAGGGGATGTTCCGCATATCGGGCGAGTAGCGTAACACCGCCCGGTCATCCCAAAATCCCAGATCGGGAATCCACAGCGAGTCGGGCCGCAGATCCGTCTTGACCTTACGCAGGCTCATGACCCGTTTAAAAGTTGGCGTTGTCTCGCCTACGTAGGTGTTGTCACGGGTGACCAAAGCGATAGCCTCAACGGGACTCACGCGGCGCAAGAGCAGGCCGTCTTTCGGGTTCAACACCTTGACCTTGGACACCGTACACTGCAAGATGTCGATCAGCATCTGCCCTGCTATCAAAACACGCTTCCGGTGAGTCATTCGAGTGCACAACGGGTTGTTACACCTCTAGGGGATTGACTCAGTAAGTAGGCTTTCGAGAAGCCCACCGCCCGCAGTAGCCTGAGCGTGACCCAAAGGCGCTTTACTACGGCGTACTATACCGTGGATTGGCAGATACGTAAAGGCGCGGAAGGAGGGTTCAATACTTTGTACGGACTTCCCAAAATAAGGTGTTGGTGTTCAACACGCCAACGCCAATTGAAAAGACAGCGAATTCAATAATGGGATAGCGGAAGTTTATCACGTCGTCACCCCACGTGTTTGTCTCGCCTAATTGACACGCCAGGATGCCGTTCAGCGTCTCCCAGGACGCATCGTCCATGTGTAGTTGTAGGAGAGCACTCGCGCGCAGGCCATAAGCGTGATGAACGATGCCGCCGTTGGTATTGTCTTCTAGCCAGAGGATTCTCTGGTGGATCTGGGCATGGGAGTAGCGGAGTTCTAGTCCCCGGTGAGATGCCATCACCTCGCCCTGTATCGTCAAGTACTCGTGGGGCGCACCTTCATCGAAAAGCAGACCCTCGCCCAGGAGGGTCTTACCCATGTCGTACGCTTTCGCCAAGGGGTATAAACCTGTGGCGGGGCGGCGCACCCCGTCTTTGTAGCGGATTCCGATTACGGGCGGTAGTTTATTCTGTTGGTAGAGGGCCTGGAATTCCTCCCAGGCCCACTGCCGCAGTCGGTTGCCCGTTATCATCCGGCGCGACAACTCGTAAAACTCTGCCTTACTCGCCAAGTCCCTCATGGTTTTCTTGGTTTCATCTTCTTACTTGCGTATTTGGATCCACGATAGCGCAGCGTGCCCGCGCGGAACCGGATCTCCTCCATTACCTGGACTGCCAGGGGAGTCCGGTGCTCCCGGATGACAACATGTTCCTCCTGTTGTTTGAAATATTTCATACCTCAACTACTTAAAATCCTCGCCCTTCATTAAGCCTGCCTCGCCTTCGTGCTGGAAATAGCGTGGCCCGCCTTCCAGGTGCGTTGCGAGGGGATCAGGTTGGATATGGTCTGCGGGCGGCGGCTCGAATGGTTTCTGGTGAACAGCGCCCTTCAGCCACCATTCCTTACTGACATCGGTCTGGCGCTCCAAGGCCACCGATTGAACCATGGCTTCAATCACCTGCATCCAGGCGAGTTTGCTTTCGGCTAGCGTAAGGTCATCTGCGAAGAGAATCTGGTGCATGCGCATGACCGCTTCTTCAACGTGCTTATGAATCAACCACTCGCGGCTTTCCATTTCGTCACTATCCATTTACCACTCCTGCCACGGGGCCTGTCTATCGAGATGCAAGACCGTCCCCCGAAAGTATGCATACCAAAATTGCTTGTACTCGTCTCCCATGGCATTCCGCAATTCGTCGCTCATGGGCTGCAGAGTTTCCACGGAGCGGTCCCGGTTGTAGATCATCGCCAGGCCACCGCCCGGTATGTTGGTTGCGACGGGCCGCTGGACCTTCACGACGAACACGCCTTTATACCGGATCGCTCTTGTCTTCGCTTTCCTGTTGCGAATCATCTTCCTCCTCTTCCTCTTCGTCGTCAGCACTGTCCTCTTCTTCTACTTCCTCTTCGTCTTCGTCAGCACCGGGCCACTGGTACTCGATTCCCGCATCGTCAAGGACATCCTCCACCTCACTCTTGGATATCGTGTCGGGAAGCTGGCAGCAATTTCCCACGTCCGGGTCTGTCATGACGGGAATCCCAGCGGTTTCCAGAAGGCCGAATGCCTCTTCCTCGCGCCCGATTGTATCAATTAGCAGTTCCATAAATTATGCCCCCTTCCGTTTTTGAATAATCCGTTTCAGCCAAAGCGTACAGGCCAAGGCCCAGTCACTTGCCTCACAGCGCAACACATTAAAGCAGGCTTCGTCTAACACGCCCCGTTTGTAACAGGCCCAGGCCTGCCACAGCGGCTCGGCTACGTCCGGGAAGAAACGGTTGCGCCAGTCTTTGTCGCGGTACAACTTCCGTTCCATCCAGTGCTGCAACTCCTTGTCGAACCGCTCCGGGTCCTCAACCATACGATACGGTTCAACGGCGGATGAGCCAGGAGGTGCATCGCCATAGAAGTCGTAAAGCGTGTACGGCGGATTCCCGGCAAGCTTGTCCCAGCGCTCGGTGTACGCATGCCAGCTGTCGGACATCTGGTAGTACGTCCCCACGGGTACACCAATCATCGCAGCAAGGTATTCTAGCAGGACAGAAAACTGGACGATGTTGCTGCCATAGCACCCGTAGATGATGTCGTTACTCCGGCAGCAGACCACGATATCGAGTTTGCCATCCCGGATCTTCAAGTAGGCATGCGTATTGCATGGAATATCGGCAAGCTCAGGCCGCTCCAAGTCCCACAGCGGATTCCAGTTGGCGATTACGGCGCGTCGTTCGTTGGGGGAAGCTTTTAACATGCGGATGGCTTTCAACAACTGGTCTGCGTAATCGTCTTCTGCGCCGCCGTCCAGGTCGAAGGCTTTGCGTAGACGCCAGCCATAGGCCCCATGCTGTTCCTCGTCCGGGCCTACGAATTCCCTAATGCGCGAGTTGAACTGTTCGAGCCAGGAGACATCGCGCCTGCCAGCGAGTAAGTGCAGCGCCTCCATCAGGTGAAAGAAAGGGTTTGCGTTGCGCTGAGGGTCGAATAAAACACGCTCCAGCGGACGGGTGTAGACGGTGGTGACAGGTGTAGGGTATTCCCACACCTGCCCCACGCGCGAAGGCCGGGTAGTATGCACAGCGTATAACAAATTCCTGGCATCCACCCAGGCGTCGTTTATGTTGACGGCGTTAATGGTCTTCATCCTTTGGTATTTTACGGTCTGGTATCCTAATACCACCTCTGGCTGCGCCGCTGCTTTACCTTCACCAAAGGATGGTAAAGCTGAACTGCAACAACACAAAGATCACGAACGTACAACCCACTTTGTTTATTCCAAACCCGGTATTCCGGTGGCAGGCGCAGGGTAACAAGCGCCCCGCGCAAAACATCCAGGCTCCAATGCAAACCAACTTTACTCACTCCCTCCCTGAGCGATTTCCGGTTGCCAGGACTTATGCCCCATCGCGTACATTGAAGCACATCCTCGCAACCGTGCTCTTTCATCAATCTTCTAATCGGCCCCGGCCATACAAGAAACGCCTGAAGCGGATCATTCTGCCAATCTGCTGGGGCAACTTCAACCCGCGTAAAGCGCGCAACGAACAATTCAATACCTTCTGCAACATAACTACTTTTCAGAAGCCGATGATTCTCTGGCTTCCGATCTTTCCAAGCGTTATCAACTAATTGGGGTTTCATTATAAAATCTCCTTGCCAGGAAGATTCTACGGTTTGGTTTTAGAACAGCGCGTGGAGCGGGCGCTGGAAACGTTCCAAGCCGCCACGGAACGTCACGCCTGCGTTCATGGCGTCTTTGACACGGCAGTACTTGTCGTACTCGCAAAGCGCATGTTCGATGTCACGCATCTCTAGTTCTGGTAGGATGCTGCGGTCACGGCGTTCTTCAACAGCCTCAAAGATGCGCTGCATGTAGGACAACTGTTCCTTCGCAGGGATGGTTTCCTTAATTGAGATTTCGAGAAGACGGCAGATGCCGCGTTTGGCGCCAGGGCCGGGATTGGCCCACGTGAGGGTGTCAGGCGCGTTACTCAAGTACCGCGTATGGCGCCAGTCAGTCACGGCTTCGTAGGCGAGAAAAGCCCCGAACCCATAGAAGCTCAAAAGCCAGCGGTGAGCTTCTTCCAGGGTACAGTTAGGCTTCTGCGTCCACGGTAGGCACTCCTTACCTTCTTCGACTGCGTTCCATAGCGGTGTCAGGACACGGTTGACCGTGTAGCGGGCTTTACTCTTCTCCCCGTGCTCGGGCAGCATGTAGGCGGAAGTGTAGGTCTTTATACCCGCCTTCTTGCGTGACTCCATCACTGCAATCACGTGTTCCGGTTGCCACCCCTGCGCGGGGAAACCGATTGCGTCTAACGTTGGACTCCAGTTGATCTGCCGGAACAGGCAGCAGGCGAACCACAGATACGGATGATCGCGATACGGCTGGAGCCAGTTCTCCCGCAGCCAGACCGTCTCTTTGTCCTGTTCCCTGTATGTATTGCAGAAGCGATACCGTTGCAGTATCGGATCTTCTGTCCACGGCCACGGCTCGCCTGCCTGACGCTTTAAATAAATCCGCTGGCGCTCTTCCATCCAGTACAACAGGCCCCGGAACGCCGCCACGCGAATCTTGATCATTGGATTGCCCTCCTGCGCTCTTTATCAATAAAATCCTGGAGCATCGCAACCATGTCCTCGCGCACCGCCGAACTCATGTAGAAAATATCCGGGTTGTCGGTGTACTTGAAGAGAAACAGCGCGAACCCGCAGCCCTCTGGCATGCCTGCCTTGATCATCGTGGCCAGCGCATGGAGCGTGGCTTCCAACTCCTCGTCGTGGACCTCGTACCGCATTTCCGGTTGAGCAGGATGGTATTTCGGTTTTTTCATATCGGTAGAATCACCTTCGTCTCGGGCGAGACAAATTCAGCAATCTGCTCAAAGCATTCTTCCTGTGTCTCGCCAAAGTAGATCAAGACCTTGCCGTTGATCGTAACGCCCTGACCGAGATCAGACAGCCTAACAACAACAGGAAGGCCGTGAACCAATTTCTCGATGTCCTCGCGGGTGATACCAATTCCCAGGCTGGACTGGCCTGTATCTTCATTCGTATACGTGAAGCGGATCATGTTAGAATTTTACGGTCTAGCGAGTTTAACGAAAGGCGGCAGGGGATTGCGCCAGTCGAGTACCGAAACCTTCTCGCCTACTTCAATGGCCTTCAGGCGGACATTGTCGATTGCCCGGTACTTTTCGGATACCAGGTCCTCGCCAATCCTCGCGCCACGGTTGCGCCCGTAAACGCGCTCAAAGCAGACATCCAGGGGCGTACTAAGAAACACCCACGTCATGCCGCCGATGCTCCGGGAAAACTCCAGCCACGAATTGAAGACCGTTGAGACAACAACGCCTTCGAAGATCAGGTAGGGCGGGTGTTCATACAGCCGCGCCCGGATCGCACCCTTGATCCGTTCGAATGAACCCATCGTGTCGCAGCCCCCGCAGTTGGTTTCGTAGTTGCCCAGCACAATCCCGCCGTCCCCCAACACGTAATATTCCACCGGGCCGGATAGCGCATCGCCTCCAAAGAGATTCCTGCGGCGCGGGTGCGGTTCGCTTCCCACCTGTTTCATCAGGCTGCGCACAAGATGCGTCTTGCCGCTGCCGTTGGTCCCCCGGATATTGAGTACGATTGTCTTCACGTTAACTCTCAAGCAGCCTTATTGGCAACCACTGTTCTGAATACCACGTATCGATAAATCTTGCAACCTCATCTTCTGGAAGTTCCCGGAGTGCATAAGAACCCCATTTCCCATCTTTCCGCGTCCGAACAAAGATAACATCCAAATTGTCGTGGCAGTATCGAATCACTTCGTCTTTGGAGATCACTTGCCCTCCTCGGCTGATTTGCCTAGTATCATACGGGCGTACTTCATCTCCCAATCCTCGCGGCACGCATCGCCACACATCATCGACTTCACGTGGTCCATCGTTAGGCGGGTGTCATAAAGCGCCTTGCCGCAGTTGGGGCAGAAGCGGTGTTGTTCCCCAAACAGCTTCCGCCTGGGTTGCGGGGGAGGTAGCGGCGGAAGCTGAAACTCCATCACGGCGTTACCGCCTACGCAAGGCCGTCCCCGCCAATGCTCGTGCAGCGGTTCGCGGCACAGGTCGCAATGCATCTCGGTAGGGTCCGATTCCATCATTTGCGCACCTTCCCCATCAGGTCCGTCTTGTTGTACGGACAACCCTGCGCGTGATCGTACTCGTTGAACTTCTTCTTGACGTTCTTGGGCTTCATCGGTTGGCCGCAGAATTTACAGAGCTTACGGTGGTGATATCTCAAACCAGTGCCCTCGCTTTCTTCTTCTTCAGGATGGGTGACTGAGCTTCCAGGGTACGCAGGAGTAGATCGCCTGTCTTGCTCGAATAGTTCTGTAGGCCGTGGACCACTTCGCTTGTGTCCTTGCCGATTTCGTAGTAGCCATTGCAGTGGGCTTTCCATTTACATAATACGGTTTCGACTTCCTGAACATTCACGTAGCGGTTATGGAACGGTGGTGCCCACGAATCGCGCAGGGCGGCAAGTATCTTGTCCAGGGCGGCTTCGGGCGTAGCGAGTTTCCAGTGCTTGGCAGCAAGGATGGCCCCGGCTTCTGGCTCGTCGTAAAACTCTAGCAGCTTACAGTCGCGGAAGTCCACCGGGATCTTCAGGACACGCTCCAGCATGTCGGCCACTTTGAAGGCAACCCACGGCCCGAACTGCGGGAGGATTAAAGCCCGCCTACGTACGGTTTCTAACGTTAGATTTCGCGTTCTAAGCCCCCAGGCTGCATCGGCGGGGTTCGATAGGGCGGTAGAGCCGGGAAGGCGGGCCGAACGGGCTACGCGGGGCTTAGAATTGCAGGGCGGGGCTTCCGAATCGGTAACGAGATAAGCGATTAGCGCTTCCGGCCCGCTGGGGTACCAGGCGGCTAACTCGCGGACGGCGCTGGCCGCTTTCGCGCCCCGGAAGTGCCGCCGCTCGGTACCGCGTGGTGCCAGCGGCAGAGCTTTAGTAACTGCCTCCCAAAAATCCGGTGCCTCGCTGATCTTACACGCTACACCCAAGTGGTAGTAAAGCCAATACGCTACGCAGATGCGGGTGCGCACCCGGAGGTCGATGCTGTCGGAAGCCAAGGCAACGTACACCGGGTCAAGGTCAAGCGTACGGAGCAATTCCAAGCCAAACACAATTGGGTCATTCGTCATACCCAAACCCAATCGACTCGCACCCAATTCAGGTGCGCCGGGTTGGACAGGCCCCTCGCATAGTCGTGGGCTTCCTCCAGCCGCTTGCTGAAGATTGTCGGCAGGTGCTGCGGTGTCTGGCGGTCCTGCTCGAATTCGTCGCTGTCGTAGCTCCAGCGCTTACTGAACTCTGCCATGGGATGGCCAGGTACAACCCCGGCGCTCACTTCGAATAACG